TATATTTGCTTTATCTGGAGACCCAACCGTTACAAACTCCGATAAAGTTTTTTCTACAATATTGTTTCCTGCAGAATAAGAATCAAATATCATTTCTACATAATTAGATGCTGAGCTATATAATCTTAATTTAATTTCAGATAAATTAGAATCTAGTGCTTTGAATGAAAAAGATATTGTGTCAAAATTACTGTATCCGCTAATATCTAAAGTTTCTATAGTAGAAACATATTCTTGATCTGCCGCCCCGTTTGATTCAAATACAAGTGAACTATTACCAACTCTATAATTAGATTGATCTATGTCTGGAGTTGGGCTCCAGTCAAAAGGCAGCTCGAAGTCTGTAATAAATTTGCTATCGTAATTATTTATTGAAGATCTGGTTCCTGGAAATATTCCAATTTCGTTTATTTTACCAGCAAGGTCTGAGGGTAGTGTTGCTGAATATATAACAGTATAAGTATTTGGAGATACAGAAGTGTCTATATTTATTCCTCCAAACTCTACTGGCATTCTATAGAATTCAAACCCTAGTCTTGAGTTTGTGTTAGATAATGAATACTCAGAATTATTTGCAATACCAACTGCTAAATCTTTAGTCGCAAATGAGGCATTGCCAGCTATAAAGTTTGTCAAAAAACGTTTTCCAAATTGAGTTATCATTTCTCTCCTATACCTTAGGCGCTATGACAAATGCAAACTTGTCTATAGGCTCCTCGCTTGAATTATAAACCTTAAATGTTACTTTTACTCTTGCCATTCCAGCATTGTCATAATAAACCTCTTGGCTTACTATTGATATATCTCCTACTCCTGGACGATCTTCCCCATCTCCGTCACCGTCTCCATCACCATCTCCTCCGCTTCCGCCTTCGGTTATGCTAAATGGAAACTTTGCATTTGTAATTATGCCAGTTAATGGTTTGCCACCACGCCATTTGTTAGCTAAAAAATAATCATCGGTAGAAAATTTATCTACAACAATTGGCGCTACTTCAGATATATCTAAAGAGCTTAATTTTTTATCGGTCTCTTTACCCATTTATTTATTATACCATTTGACTATCCAATAGCTCTGCAGGTTAGTCTAGTGGATACCCCCTCAGAATATTGCGTTTCTACCCGTGTAACAATATACTTGTTGTTTGCATCTAGCTGTTGCAATGGATAATTTATTGATACTATGTCTCCAGCTGATAAGGCTGGGTTTCCAAAGATATTCATTTCTACATATCTTCCTTTATTTAAAACAGTACTAGATACCCAATCCGCCAAGGCCTTAGCTGCTGGTTCAGTTTGTATCCAATTTGATTCAAATATGACTGGCTCTTTTGTTGCAAGCTCAGAAGCATCGTGTGTACTATATTCTAATGGGCTAGATTTATTTACTGTATTTCCTAATACATAAAAACTGCTATAGTTTCCATCATCCAATGGAATAAAAGTTGATGTGTTGTTTAAAACATAAGCTTCGGCTTCAAACGGCTGAAGTTTAGTGTCAAGAACGGTTGCATACTTATTTGCAGCCGTAGAAAACTTTAACGGAATTGAAGGCCCTCCATTATATTTAACCTTAGACTTTCTTATTTCTCTGGCAGTAGTGCCAAACTCCAGGAACGCCTCATCTCTTTTATTTTCATTCTCTCCTTGTGAATAAACGATATTTCCATGTAGTAATGAAATCGTATCGTCAGAAAAAACTCCGTCAAAAAAGAAACTACTCTTTGCAGTTGAATTTTCATACTCTGTGTCTTCTATAGACTTTGCATACGCATATTCATAATATACAACCCCTTGTCCGCAGAGTAATCCTATGTTTTTCCCTTTTGATAATTTTGGAGATGTATCTGTATTGTTATCAACAGCCTTTATTTTAAATCCGTTAATAAACACAACTATTTCGTTTTGTTCTACTCCAACTTTTAGCCTAACATCTATATTGTATGCTTGGCCAGCATATATGCCAGCCAACCTATTTATACTTTTTGATTGACTATCTTTTAACAACAACACTTTGCCATTATTACTAAATTTCATAATTCTAATTTCTTTTTTTGTTTTGGAAGATGCAGTTGTATGAATAGTTATATAGTAGCCATTCTTGCCATCATTAGATGTAAAAAGGGCTAAGCCTCCTATTTGTGCAGGGCTTTCAAACTGTGTATCAAAATACATTCTGGTGCCAAATGCAAAGTAATTTTTTGAAGTATCTATTGAGTCAAAGGATCTGACTGCTATATCGTATGTAGTTTTATCCTTGTCCAAATTACTTAAAGCTAAAAATGATTTACTGATAGTATTCTGTTGAGAATTTGCGTCAGACTTAAATAATCCTGGATCGTCTTCTTTTTTGGTAGATGCTGTGGCAGATAGCAGTTTAACTGAATATCTATTAAACTTTTTAGGATCATTTTCTCCAGCCACATTGATGTATGAGTTTGGAGATTTTTCATGAGTAGGAGGTGTTTTTGTATTCCACAAAGCTCTTGATTTAATCTTGTACCTTCCTGTTGGCTTAAAGTATGCACTATTAATATTGTTAATATCTTCATACCCTGGTTTAGACAGGTACCTATATTTGTAAATATCAGACTCAGACTTAATTAATACTTCTTGAGGATCAGAAGGCCCATCTTTTGGAACATACTGGTATTCAATGCCATCATATTCAATAATCTCATCATTAATCAAAACGTATCCATTAAAGCTAAATAATGCTTGCAAGTTATTGTCTTGAGATATTGTGCTATTGTTTAAAGAAAAATATTCGTCTGTGCTCGTCAATGGATCAGCTAATGTTCCTGCGCCTAAGTATGTCTCTTCTGATTTCCATAGTGGCGAAGATGATCCGTCATATTCTGATGTAGAAGCTGCTGACCATATTACCTTTACAGCATTTGCAGATGCTATCTCTGAAGAAGAAAAGTCTACTATGTTTGGAATAATTGTAGTGCTGCCATCTACATAATTTTCACTAGTTAAAATCCAATCAGGATTTTTTTCTGAGTCATAAATATACTCCCTACTATAAAAGTTAAGTATATTATTTTCGTCAACAAACGCATTCATTTGTATGTCTCTACATAGCTCTTGTAGGCATTCCCAAACTGTCTTGCTTCTGTCCGACCACCAGTACTTAACGGAAGGAATAGATTCGTCCTCATCTTTAACATAAAACTTATAATTAGAAAATCCTACAGAGTCTAACAGTGTTCTTATCACAGCAGTAATTGGATAGTCCTGTATTAATATTTCAGGACATAAAATTTCTTGAAGTATTTTTGCGGAATCTAAAGCCGTTACATCGCCATTTCCAAACTCTCCGATAGACCATGAATGCATATAAAATAATCCTTGATTTATTTTATAAGATGTGGCTCCATCTTTAATTGCTATATAAGGTTTAATAACTGCATCTTTAAATGCGTATAATATTGTAGGGTCTATATCAGAATCTCTAAGGTACTCTTTTAAGTTTAAAGATCCTTGAGTATATTTATTTAAAGATAGCGACAATGTATTTGCTGTTAAATTTCCTACTGGAATAATTGAGTCTGTGTCGTCGCTGGTTTCTTTTAAAATATTAAAACTTTGAATATCATTTGTAATGTCTACCACCCAAATAGGGGCAAACTCTATTACTCCTATTAGCTTACCACTGTTTGAGTTAACGGCTTGCAATGATATAGATTTAAATTGTTGATAAGCATTAAATGTAGATGGTTCGTTTGTAGACCAAGTTGTTCCGTTATAGTAAATCGTTGCTTGACCATTAACAAGTGCGGTTCCTGTTGCAGTGATTGTAGTGTTGTCCTGCTTAGTTGCGGTAATTGTCCATGAAGTTGGAACATCATGACTAACCTCAAATCTTGCAATAATTTTATTTGCTACGATTATCTTTGGAATTGTTTTAGCTTCATCTTTAAAGTATGAGATAGAAATACTAATATCTTCATCCTTAGGGCCAAGCCAATACTTGTATGTCATGCTGTCTCCAGGATAGTATAGTCTTGTGCCTTCTGGATTTAATTCTCTGGGGGAAACAAATGAGTTTTCTTGAGTGTCAGTATTCCCTACTGTATAAATTAAATATTTAATTCCTGGGAGTAAGGGTCTAAATGGTTTGTATATTGTGTCTATAGGAAATAACTTATTATAAGCATTAGTAAGGTCTCCATAATTAGCATTAGATGTTCCGCTAATATGATTCACCATATTATTCATATTGTACTCAATAAGTGCGCCCGCCGAAGTAGAGATACTCCTACTCGTCTTTAATATATTCTTAACTGTTTCATTTAATTGGATCATACCTGCTCCATGCTCATATTTACATTCCAATATGCCTGGATGCCTCTTTTAACTACTACAAAGTCACAAGATGTAAATGTAACTGTATAGGTATAATCATCTGCTAATACGCCTGTATTCTCTAAATTGACTGCTGGATCAAAGGATGTAGGATTTATCATAATATCAAATGTACCTTGTCCTAGTGTAGATTCATAGAAGGCTTTTAGGTCTTCCGCCCCCCATGCTCCATCTACCGTCTCATTTCTAAATGATGGCAACATTGTCCAAGATAGGCTAAATGACTTCTTGTCTGCTATTACGTATTTACGTAGAGACCCATTAGCCATTCTTTCTTGCCTTTCTATTCTGATAGGGGTTACACTAAATTCTGACCTATTATGCTCTGTTACTCTTCTAAATCTGGTTTGAGTTTTATTTCCGACGGCAAGTCCGTTTCTTGTAGCCACCGCCGATAAATACTTTTGTCCTGGAGCAGTAAATGTAGATCCACCATAGGTAAATTGATTATTTGCAGGATCTATAGCAAGAGGGTCTGTTGCCTTTATGTAAAGGATAGAACCTTTAGGTAAATTCTCAAATGCCATTAGTACCTCCTACCTATTCCAGATGCTGCTTCTCTTAGCTTCATTTCTCTGCTGATAGCCTTAGCCACATCGTCAGGATTCATATCTGATCCATTAAGTGTAACATTAATATTATATAATGCATTTGAGTTTCCTGCTGGTCCACCGCCAGATCCATACATTATTCTTCCACCAGTTGAATATTTTGGAATATCAAATCTAGTGGCTAGTCCACCTTGAGCCATTCCATTAATTCTATCTAACATAGGTACGCCAATATTCTTTACAGCAGCAGCATTTATTACATACTCACCATTGGAAAGCATTGCTGGTATAGAATCAGAGGTTCCAGATCCTGGACCAGTTATCATTCCGCCAGCTGCTTTTTGCAAATAAGCTCTTTGAGTGTTTGTCTTTGATCCAGTAACTCTATATAACTGACCCTTATACTCAAAGAAATCGTTTCTTTGTAACTTTAATCTATCTACAATTTGTCCACGTGCAGCATCAGTCAGAGACCCGTCCTTCTTCGTCTCATAAGTTCCACGTAATACATACGGATTATCTTTCCCATATGTTGCCCCATCGCCCTTGCCTATTCCCTTATTATTTATAAGTCTATATAGGTCTGCTAAAGTTTTGCCTCCAGTGATAGCTAAAGCTTCTCTCTGAACTCTTTCAATATCGTCTTGTGTGGATTTTCCTATTGTGGAAACATTTCCGCCAGGAACATACTTACCGCCAACAACAGAACCCATATTCTGAAACACTCCAGCAGGTTGAGATAGCATATCCTTAAAAGCTTCAGAGAAAGCTTTCTTTTGTGCAGCTGTTCCAGTTGTTGCAAAATCTCTTACTGTTGACTGGAAGCCAACCAATTGACCTGTTGCTGATTCTATTGCTTTTTGTCTTGCTGTATTTTGTTTTACTGTGCCGCTTGGCATTGCTTGGGCATATGCGAGTTCTTTAACAATTCTTTGATATTCAGCTTGTTGCTTTAATAATTCATCACGAACTGAAGCTGCTTCTTGAGCATTCATTTGACTATTTTGAAAAGCTTCAGCCTTTGCTTCTAGTTGTTTTTGCTTAGCCTCTTTTTCCTTGTTAGCCTTATTTAACTTTCTTTCTCTTTCATCTTGGATTGCATCTATTGCTAATGTATTTTGACGTTCCTTAACAAGCTGGTCTATGGCTAGCTGAGCTCTAGCTGCCGCTGCCATATCTCCTCTAGCAATTGCATCCTGATAATCAAGCTGAGCTCTTTGTAAATCTAATTGATAATTTTCTTTTTGTTGAACTCTTTGAAGAGCTTTAATCTTTGCGTCAGCCTCTTCATTAATCTTTTTAATCTTTTCATCAATTAACTTTATCTCTTCTTCAATTTGCTTTCTTGCCTTTTCGGCATTTCTTTGGGCTGCTGCTGAAGTAGATAAAGCAATTTTATTTAGTCTAGCTATTTGCTTTCCAACTTTTCCAAAAGTACTGTTGTCTCCAGCCTCTTTAGATAAATTAGTCATAGCAGTAGACATGGCTGTGTCAAACTCTGCAAGCATGAGAGCCTGATCGGCAGTCATATTTTTCAAATTAACTCTAGCTCCAGAAATTGCAATTTGCCATTTAGCATAGGCACTAGCAATGGTATCTGCTGAATTAAGTATAGCTGCCAACTCTGGCTGAGACTTTTCCAACTGATCTAGTTTGGCCTCTCCAATTTGCTTATCTGAGCCATTTATATTTTTAACTTGCTCTAGTGTTTGTTTTAAGGCCTCTGACTGATCTATTACATTACCAGTAGCGTCCTTAGTTCCTTCTAATCCCTTTCTAATTCCATCAATTACATTTAGGGTATTACTAAATGCATTTCCTAAATCTTTGCTTCTAGTCATTCCTTCTAAGTTTTTAACTAAATTTTTAACCATAAAATCAGCAGCTGAAGCTTTATCTCTTATGATAGCAAATCCAGAAGACCCTAAAACATTTAATGCCTCTTTAGATTTTTCAGAAGCGGCAACAATTCCATATATCTTCTTTGTTGCTTCTTCTGCACTCATGCCACCAGCAATAAATTGTGCCTTAATGTTTTGAGCTAGTGGTACAACCTGATCTCTTGATGCTGAATTAAATGTGTCAACAAACTCTGTTAAATTTTCTTGAGCAAATTTTTTGGCTTCTTTCATTTCCTTTATTGTTATCGACATTCCAGGAAGTCCAGCTGGAGCAACAGCTTCAAATGCTGCCTTGCCCATAGCCCTCTGAGCTCTAATTTGTTCTGTTACATTTTTAATAGAAGAAGATAAATTATTATACTTTATTCCAGCCTGCTTAGCACCTTCTTCTGTCATTCCATTTAATAAAGTTTGTTCTCTTTGATACTCTTTTACGTTATCATAAAGTTTCTTTAGGGCAAAGCCGACTGCAGTTATTGCAGCTATAGGCCAAGCAAACTTTGTTGCCATTCCTAATAGCTTAAATGCTTTTGTTAATCCTCCAGCACCACCTGCAGCAGCAGACATAGCATTTTTTATTGCCATTAGTTTTGGAGTTAGTAGTGGAAGGAAATTTGCTGCAGCCATTATTCCCATTCCAAGACCTGATTGGCCCATGCTCATTGCACCCATTCCTAGCATGCTTCCGCCCATGGATATGGCGTTCATTTTTACAAATGGATCAACGGGTCCTGCGCCAGTACTTATTAAAGGTCTTCCTTCTTTAAACCCTTGACCAAATGCTTGCATTAATCCTGGAGTACGCATTCCAGTTGAAGTTTGTTGTAAAGGAACTCTGGATGCAATGTCTGCAGCACTTAAATATGAAGGCCTGTTGTCTCCGTAAAAAAGTCTTCCAGACTTAGCGACTCCTCCTCCCCTACTGTATCCAGGAATCATTCCTCCCATATTTCTTCTTACTGGGTTTAAGAATCTAAATAGGCCAAGAGGTACTGGGCTTCTTCTAAGAGGTCTTCCAGTTGAAACTATATTATCAACTTCTCCTCTTCTTAAAATAAAATCATCATAGTCTTCAAAGCCCAATGTTTTAACTATTGCATTTGCTCTAGCTTTTGCAGCAGAAGAATTGTCTGGTATTCTATCCTCAATTTCTGGCAACCTTACACTTAACATTCTTGTAAACTGATTATATGGATCAGCGATAGCCTGCCCAAAATATCCTACTCCGTGAGTAGTAAGTGTTCCTATTGGATCAATGTGTCCTCTTTGCAAAAATTCTGCATTTCTTCCAATTGGATAACCAGATCTACGCATAGTATCACCAATTAATTTTCTTGCTTCATTTGATAACACTGGCTGGCGTCCACTTCTTAAGGAAATAAGTTTAGGATTTTGTTGAAGAATTCTATCTCTTGCTTCTCTGTATGTTATTCCTTCGGTTTCTGCTAAATTTGTGGCCTGCTCAAAATACTTTCTTGCTCTTGCGATTGCATCGTCTGGGTCATTTGTAATTCTCGCCTGCATAATTCCCATAGCGTCATTAAGTATAGCGCTTGATTTAAACCTAGCATCATAGCTGTCATCCATAAGACTATCAACATAACTATATAACATATCAACATCAGATGAAGTGGATCTAAATGGAGATGTAGCAGCTTGTGCTCCGTAGCCGAACTGTTGATTAGAAACTTCTCCACCCAATGTGCCATTATTAATTGCCATTAGTAATGGAAGATTTCTTTGAGTAGCTTTTCTATTTACAACAAATTCTCCAGGAGTTAAAACTGCTGGAACAATGTCGGAGTCTACATTTGGACCAGGAACAATATTTGGAGAAGAGTATACTGCTCCTCCAGAGTTAAATCTTTTTGGCCTATTTACTTCCATGCTGTAAGGTGCGCCAAATGTTTTAATTCCACGAAGTCTGCCGAACTCCTCCAAAACATTCTTGCTGCTTTCACGCTTAAACATATCTCTTAAAGTATATTTTCCAGTAGGATCTGTTACAGCTTGATTTATTAATGGAGCTTTTGAAAAATCAATTGTTCTTCCACGAGCTGCTGCTAATTGAGATATTTCAGCAGACATTTCTGCCTCAATTTGTGCATTGAGCTGCATGATTTGAATTCTAGCCTGATCTACGGTAATTTTAGCTGCACGTAATTCTGCAACAATTAAGGCTGATTCTGAAGCAGCTTTATTAGCAAACTTTGATGTTATTGGAAGCAAGTCATCATATGTATTTAAAAGATCTGAGCTTATTGTTCCGCCTAAAGCGACTACCTTCTTTAATTCTGCCACCTCTGCTTCAGTTTGCATTCCAAGCGTAGCCATTAATGCATGGAACTTAGCCGCTTCCTGTGCAACAATTCCAGTTGAAACTCCTCCAACAGAAGTCAGACCTTCTATATTTGGAAGTCTTTCGGTCATATACATTTGTGGAGTTGCACCCAGCCTTCTATTTACTGGTATTGCTCCTGGAACTACACCCAATAATTGTCCAGCATGACCGCTCTTTCTTGGATTAATGTGTGAGAATGCTCTAGTATCTCTTTCTCCAGTAAGCCTATGAGTAGGATCTACTTCTATTTGTGTTCCGCCAGTCATTATTAAATTATTACCCATTGTAGAAATTGCTGGCTTTACAGATATGTTTCCACTATTTACTGCATTATTTAAAACATTAAACTCGTCTACAAGGTTTCTTAAAGCCTGTTCCAATACAGCTGCCGCCTGTGCATCACTATAAAATGTTGCCTCTAGGGATTGAGCAGCATGATTTGCTGCAACAATTTCTGGAGTAAGCATTTTCCATCCCTTTGAGCCAGAAAGTAATGCTTTTAAATTAGTTGATCCTTTTAACAGATATCCAGCAAAGTTTGCAAGAACACCAGTTAACATAATTATTGGTCCAGCAATTGCGGTTAATCCTCCAAATGCTGTTATTAATTTCTTTACTGGTTCTGGTAAATTGTTTAAAAACTTTAATAGTTTAGTTATAATATTAATGAACTTAGTTCCTATTGTTAAGAAGTCTTCACCTAATGTTGATAATTCGGCCTTTAAAGACTCTATAGCCCTCTTATATTGTCCAGATGCAGATTCAGTTACGGCTGCTAATTCTCGGCCCGCTACAGCCTCCAGATCCCCAGCACTGGCCTTCATAAGATCCATTACCTGGAGCGTTTGGCTACCCTGTCTTCCTAAGTTGTTAAATAAAGCATTAAGTCTTGAAAATTGAAATTTACCAAATAATTGTTCAATTGCTTGCTGCTTTTGCAGTGGGTCAAGTTTATCTAATGCAGATTGCATTTCCAAAATCATGCCAGTTGTATTACCAGCATTTCTTTGAACCATTCCTAAAATATCTATTCCCCAATTACTAAACTTAGCAACCGCCACATCTGTTGGGTTAATTAAAGAAGCAAGACCAGACTTTAATGCGTTAGCTCCTTCTGATGCAGATATTCCACCTTCACGCATAGCTGTAAGGTATAGAGCTAAATCTTGAACGCTTCCACCTAATCCTTTAATAACTGGACCAGCTTTGGGAATTGCTTCTACTAAATCATTTAGAGTTGTTGAAGTTTGGTTTTCAACTGCGTTTAAAAAGTTAATTGATTCAGATAGTTCATCTGTATTTTGTTTAAAGGCAGTTTGAATTGCCAGAGTGGCCTTCATGGCCTCTGCTCTATCTACTTCTCCAAGTACGGCTAATCGAGTTGTTTCTCTTAATGAGCCCATCAGTTCGTTGCCCTGCTTACCTGTTGCGGCAATATCAGCGGCTAATGAAATAGTTTCTTTATAATTTACGCCTAATGCAGCAGACAATTCTTTAGATGTTGCAATAATATCTCTTCTTACTTTTGTAAGTTCATCAGCTGTTGCGCCGCCTATATCTCCATACACCTTAGATAATCTTGTTAACTCTTGGTCTGCTTCTCTAAATGCTTTGGCTGCTGCCGCACCAAAACCTGCTATAGGGACAGTCAATCCAACTGTTAACTGACGACCAGCCCACTGAGTATTTTTACCCCAATTAATTAATGCTGTGGCTCCTTCATTAATTGCACGATTCATAATCTGCAATTCCATACGAGCTAAGTTTGCTTTATTTTTTACTAAATCTAAACCTCTTGGAATATGTACATTGTATTGCATTAAGCCTTGAGCATTTCTACCCAATGGCTGCATAACTGCATTTTGTAACATTACTTGCTGCTTAGCAAGGTCTCTAATTAATCCGCCACTTTGTTTTGCATGCTGATTAAAAGCACTATAATAATCTCTTAATTTTAATCTTCCAGAGTCTAAGCCTTTTCCAAATCTTTCTACATCGGAATGTAGTGTTACGAAATGAGACGCAAACTGTCCAGTACTTCGTAACGTTTCTCCGAATGAGTTATTGATAACCTTTATTTGTGAAGCAACTGATTTTCCAGCTGATGAAAGGTTTTGTTGTAATTGTTGTAGGCTGGCAGTAGCCCTGTGCACTTCCGTGACAAGGCTTGAAAGATCAGCTTTCGCAACTATATTAGTTACAATCTGATCATCGGCCATTTGCTACCCCTTGGAGTATCCCAATCCCATTCCGATTCCGAATCCAGCTTCTGAGGCGAACGATCCTTGCAGACTAACTACATCATCTGCTGATGCGTTAATCCCAAGTGCTCTCCGCTTGACATCGTCGAACGTAGGACCTGATTTTTCTGCTTCATCGTCCATCGGTATTCCCTTTAGAGATGCTGCAAACTTTCTCTGGTTGTGCTCTTTTTCATGCATTGATTTCAATGTCTGAATGAGCTCTGGCATTGATAGGTTTTCTTCTAACTCTTCGTAATTCTTCCAATGTCCTAAAAGAAATACTTCTCCTTCTAAAGCGGCAAGATCTAGTTCTGACCAGCCAGAACCGCTGCCGCTATTAGGTTTGGGTCGTCCATCTTAATCCCTCCACATACTTCAAGGATGCGATTGATTGTTGGTACGTCCAATGCTTCTTCTAATGCGTCTCTATCTGATACCAAATCTGGTAACTGTGTTTCTAGCGCAACTGCACATGCATCAATTAAAATGCTCAATGTTGCATTTTCATCTGTTGATTCTTGAGTCTTTTGTACGGCAGCCATAAATTTACGTAACTGCTTGATTGATAATGGCTTTAGTTTTACCTTAGCACCATTTTGTAATTCAATTTCTTCTACGTCGTATACTGTAGTAGCCAATTTATCCTCCTTTAGGATTCTTAATTATTATAACATAAGGATGGTGTGGATACAAATGAAAAGCCCCCATTTCTGGGGGCCTTATTTAATAATTAAAATTAATTATTATGCTGGTGTCCAAGCACGGTCAATAATCTTACCGTATTCTGAACCTGCGTGAGCTGAGTCACCAGATGGTAGAAGACGGAATGTTACTGGGAATGTGGTTGGAGCAGTACGAGCAAGCGAGAACTGTGACTGTTGTACTGAAAGAACACGACGTGCATAATATACACGCTCTGTATTTGGAGAAGCTACTGTAGGAGCCTTTCCAATAGCGACAAGCTGGCGCTCTGTTGGAGCTGCACCAAGTGCACCTGCCTCAAGACCTAGTTCGTCGTTATCTCCTTCTGTCAAAGTTGACTTGCCTTGTCCGAATACAATAAGAATATTTTCTAATGTACCTTCGGACATTTCGGTTGCGATCATAACCTCCATCGCAGACTTGAAAAGCTTAGCTGTATCAAGTAGCTGGTCGACGGTTACTGAATCGTATGTTGGATTATAAGTGATCTGAAGACCATTATTTGTATAACCAACGTTACGGTATGCGCCTCCATCCTTTGGTGTTGTTCCCTGTGTTGTGGCAGTTGTTACTGCAACTGCGTTAAGGGTATCAGTGTATGACTCTGAAGTTGAAAATGCTGGAACGAAGCGATTTTTGTTCGCTACGAATGTATTTGCAACGCCAGCTTCCATGCTCTCATCGTAACCTTCGACTGTAGAATCTTCTACTGAAAGGAACAATGGAGAAGCACCGACAAGAATGTTTTTAGCATTACCTACGTTTTGTGCTGCCATGAAGTCTAACCTCCTATTTCATGAAATGTTTATATATATATAAATGGCTGGCTAGGCCCTTCCCTCTATGTCCAATTATAGATGTCCTAGTCGCCTAAAGCAAACTAGGCAAATCTGCCAGAGCTATCAGTTATTCTGGAATATTTTATCTCCAAAATAACATCTGCTGCCAAGAACCCTTGTAGCTCTTCTGATGGGGCTGTCGGCGACATGTCCGATATAAATATACTGTGAAATTTAAATTTATCTGATAAGCTGTCCCAACGGTTTACGTCTCTAGCAGAATCATCCATTCTGCGAAACTCATCTGTAAGAAAGTTTCTTATCTCTACAATGTCTAAGATGTCTGTTGAGTATATTGTAAATAATATTTGCTCACAGCATATAAGCCAATTGTTTTCATATGACATTCCTATTTTGTCATAGACTATATGCTTTTTGCCACTTAAAAATTGATTCATTTCTGGTGCCTGCTGAATTGGCAAAATTGGAACTATAGTTTCATTTAAATTGTCACTATAGTAATCATCTGGATCAAATATATTAGCATCTCTTAACTTTTCCCAAAGATACTTTCTGATCTCAAACATAGCGTCTAATCTATAATTTACCATTCTATACCCCCGCAAATGCTGTGCTTACCGCCGCCTCAGCTTGGCTTGCAACTGAATTAGGCGAGAACTTATATTGTACCGTTTTTATATTAACAGGTATCTTCATTGCTTTTGTTAAAGACGAATTAAATAATCTCTGAAATCCAGAAGCTTTAATTGAGTTGCTAACTAAATTGCTGGTAAAAAAATATTTATATGCTGATAAAAAAGAATTTTTTGTTGCTGCTCCACCAGGCTTTTGTACAGTTACAGATTTTCCTTTGGGCATAAAAACAGTATATCCGTTTACATCAAAAACGAGTCTCTCTGCTGATCTAGGGGATATTACAACTGGCTTGCCCTGTTCCATAATTTCTGCTTTGCTAACAAAGACATGTCTATGCTTGCCCTTTTTAGTTGGAACCATGGACTTTGAAGGCAGAAGGTTATAATTGATTTGAAAAGACATTACGCCTTCAGAAATTTTGTTTAACTTAAAAAGCCTAGCTTCCTTGTCACCAACTCTTTGCCATTCATATACATGGTGCATTGACCTTGGAGAAGTTCTTGCTTTCGCATCTATGTACTGGCCAAAATCCTGTTCGATTTGCTTAAATATAGTTTTTGCAAATGCTCTATTAAATGATGTGCTGTTTGTTAATTTTGCTACAACATTTGCTTGATAAAATATTGCTGCGGAAACCTGGGCCACAGTACTATCTTTAATTGCTCCGTCAACTCGTTGTCCCGCCATTAACTTTGTTAATCCGCTGGCTGCTTGTAATAGTAATTTATCAGATGCCAATTTGCTGGTTCTCCGATCTTCTTACAGATGAGTTATATCCTAAAACCGATCCAAATGGATCTGTTATTGGTGTGGTTCCTACGACTTCAAAAACAGTTGGGCTGTTGGTTGGAAAGTTTATCTCAGTCCAAACACATTCTCCTCTTGAATCCCTTATATTTGTTATCTTTTCTCTTATTGTAAGTCTGTCTTTAGTTCTTATCTGAAGTATTTGATCATTATAGTATCTATTGTCGAATACCTGCTTATCGCTAGTTCTTGTTGTAGCTGAGTTGCTTATTACTCCTTTAGCATGACAGTCTAAAGTTTTATCATAAATCCATTCTTTTTTTATAGAACCAGTGTTTGCGTCCTGAATATCAATCTGCTTATATACATCCAGCTTCATTGATAAAACTGCATTAATAACTGATGACATTATATCAATGAGGCTTTGTTTACAATGAAGTCAGACAATAGTCGGTCAGCGTAAGCATTACCCGTTCCCATAAAAACTTCTGGACTGTATTCAAACTGCCAGTCAAAAGTTTGTATTGTTGAAATATATTGATTCTTCCAAGTGTTATCCTTTGCGAAGAAATCTTTCATTAATTCTATAGCTGCAAGCTCTACCTTGTCTGGAACCTTCTTCCATCCGAACTTGCCTTGAACTTCATACATCGCACCGTTTTTAAATACACCTTGACCATCATGTATTGTTGGTGGAACCATTCCATTTGCAATATAGACAGTATTATCTAACATTTCTGCTCTATTAACTCTTATACCAAAGCCAGTTTCTGAAACCTGTACGTTGTATCCCCAATTATTTACTGCTGGGTAGGCAGTGTTATCTATTAAAACAATATCATTTAAGTATAGCTTATGAATTGTGTGAAGACGATCTGGTAATGGCAAGGTGTCAGAACCAGTTCCCATGACTCTATGTATATCGCTATACAGATAAAATTGTTGTCCAGTATAATCTTCTATTCTCTGTCTAGCATATCGTTCTGCCGCTGCTAGCTCTGAAAAAGATTTATAATTTGGATCTGAAGGATCTGTGCTTACACCAAGCATGTAGGCAGACTGGTATAAATCTGCATATGGCGTCACTACAAAAACATCATGACGGTAGGTAAACTCTTCAGAATCTACCTCATAAATCCAAACAAGTCTTAGAGTACCTGTGTTGCTTGTATATGGCAAAGGTATGTGTGCTGCATACAGACCAATATTTGTTTCATCTTTTTCAGCAGTAATAGTATCTAATAAAATTGTTAAGCCAGGATTTTCTTCTTCTGGAGTTTCAGTGATATCGTATATCTCTACTGTTGGTAGATTGTCTGCATCAACAACATTTCCTCTCCAGAATACCTGATGATAAACTGGGGAATTGCTATTTTTTAATATCTCTGCCATTTAATAGGCTTAGTTGTAGAACTCTCTTACTTCTGCTGGAGTTGCTAATCTAAAGCCCTCCTCCTTGTCAAAAATTCTTTGAGCGTCTTCCTTGCCCATAGCGACAAATGGATGCTCTTTAGTAAATGTCTTACCCATTATATCGTATCTAAAATTATTTCTTGTCATTCTAACAAGCACTTCGTCTGCAGAAATATCTTTATTTGGGTCAAACTTTGGAAGCACAGTAGGAGCTTCTTCTTTTGCCTCTTCAATATTCTTTAATGTGCTTTGGTATACTGACCATGTTACGCCTTCTTCTGCAAGAGCGGCTACTATATCGGCCTTGTTTTTTAGACCATCTGTATCAACTGCAAAGTCCTCTGCAATTTTCTTTAATTCTTTTACCTTTAATGTCTCGAATGACATATATTCTCCTTAATCTAGGTAACAATAATTATAGCATTACTGGGTTAAAAGGAAAAGCCCCCAAATTTAATTTAGGGGCCTTTCAGCAGTTTAATTCCTATAAATTAGGAAGCAACCTTAACGTTCTTAACGACAACCCATGCATCTGCTTGCTCAATTTGGGTTCCGACACGGGTATACATTGTATACTCAATCGAATCCTTCTTTGGCCAGAAGAAGCGATAAACTGTAACGTCACGCTTGATACCAATAACTACGTTATTAGGGAATGTCAAGTGTACGTCACCATGGTTACCTGATGGAGTGTCATAATCTCCAGCTTGTGTCTCAGGAAGTAGTGGCACTTCAACAATCGGAATACCGAATGCGAATGGTGCTACGAATCCAGCTGGGCCACCAAGACCTGGCTGATCTCCACGGATAATGCTTGAAGCGATATCCTGTGGGTTTACGTTCTGGATATTTTGTGATGTTGAATACAAATAATCCTGAATCAAGTTTGATCCTGATAGGAAGCGGAGATCTGGTCTACGCTGCTTGTACTTACGTGGCAAAGCCTTAAGGGCATTGTTGAATACTTCACGGGATACGTTAGCACCCTCAGCATCAACTACATGTCCGTTTGTCTTTGCAATCTTAACTACGCCGTCAAACGCCTTGTATAGCTGGTCAGAGCTTAGTGCAGTATTTCCATTGAGGATTACATCTTCAATGTCGTTACCTGCCTGAGTTGCCATCATACGTGCGATATGATCTTCTAGATCAGCACCTTCAATGTTGTCTTCAAGAGATTCTGTTGAAAGCTCCCAATCTAGGCGAAGCTTCTTTGTTGTAAGAGAAATCTTGGAGAAGGTGACTGCAGCATTACCACTGTTTGTGTTATCTGCTTCAGAAGCAACCTTCATAAGTTTCTCACCTACGCCGATACGATCAATTTCAGTAGTGTCTGCTCTCATTCGAACAGTACGAGCTACCTTACCGATTACTGTCGCATCGAACATATAATCGAGGAATCGAGCAGATTGCTCTGGGTTCAACAAACCACCCTTGCCTTCGGAACCAACGTGGATACCTGAATCGGCACCAGCGGAACCAGTCATTGCTGTGGTTAATGTTGTATCAGCGGAAACTGCTTTTTGTAATAGTTCATTGCTCATTGTTTTTTGTTTCACCTACCTTCATTATTTAAGTAATTCATTAACGGAACCGAGGAAAGAACCGTTCCATTTTGATTTTTTTATTGTAATCTCCTGAGACCCGCCAAGGTCTGAGGACTTCTTGAATGCAGTCTCTGATTCGACTGCGTCTACTCTCTTTTCAACAGTTGCAATTGTATTCTTAATTGCATCTACTGCAGATGAGAGTGCTGTGTGTTGTTCTGCTAATTCTGAAATTCTAGCATCTACGCCTTTGCTGAAAGTTTCAACTGTCTCTTTGATAGCTGTAACTTGAGCTGCGTTTGCCTCAGAGGCTTTTTCCAAAGTCTCTGAGAAGAAACCCTTTAGGTCACCAAGCATCTTTGCAAAATCAGGTTCTTCAACCTCAACTTCTGATACGTCGGCTGCTTTTTCCAGAACTTCGGCAGAAGTTTCTTCTGATGTTGCTTCAGTGTTTTCAACTTCATCAGACTTTTTAACTTCATCAGATGATGGAGCAGCTGGAGTTGCTTCTACAACTGGAGCTGCAGGCGCTTCTGCTTTTACAACAGGAGCTGCTGCCTTTGGCTCATCTTTCTTTGGAGCCTCAGGAGCACGTAACTTTTCAACAGTGTCTTCTACGACTTCTGTATTTTCTACGTTTTCCACTTCATTACCTCCTTCTGCGTTTGCCTGTTTTGCAATTTGTGTATCAGGCAACGTTTTTAATCTTGATTTATGAGAATCAAGAATCTTATCTATTTCCTTTGATTTGTTAATATCGTTTGACTCTACCCATCCAATGAGTTCTGTCTTCTTTCCAGTAACTGGAGAAATATATTCTGCCTCTGTTGACATAAACACAGAATCACTTTCTGCACAATAAAAAATATTTTCCATTTTTACATCTGCAGCAATTCCTTTAAATATCATTTGGCCATTTACCTTTTCAATAGACAAAATATTGCAAAGCTCATTTGCTGGAGAGTCTACTATTGATAATTCAACTAAAGAATAATCTTTAATAAATCTAACGCTTTGTCCTGTAGACTTGTTAACCTCTGTGTCTGAATCTATAATCTTTCCGCCAATTGAAAATCCTGTTAATGTTCCATCAAGAACTTTTTCCCAGGTATCCTGTGCGCCTTTTGAAATGTATGCGTCAACATATACTCCGTTATAAAACTCTTTTGTTTTTGGATCGTAATATGTTTCTGGTCTAAATGATGCAACCTTACCGACAGCTAAAGGCTGATGCATTTCTCTTAGATTTCCACGAAAACCTTCGAAAGCTTTCATGCTCGCTTCCTGCGTAACAACATCACCAGTCTGATCTAGGTCCT